CCTTACCTCTTATGCTGCTGGTTCTGCTGGCACACTCGCAGGTACGATTGACAGAACTCATGCTATCACGCTGACTGCTGGTGGTGCTGGTTCATCTGCTACAGGACAGTTCGTTACCGAGATCACTGTTATCGACTAATACTATATAACCATGAAGAGATTATTTTTCGTGGCATTACTACTGGGGTCTCCTGCTATGGCGGTCCCAGTGGTCCCTAACTTCACACAGGGGTCGATGACAAGCCACACAGAGACGACACAAAAAATTACAGAGACCATCAACTCGATGGACTATAACACGGGGTATCAATACTCTGTGACAGGGAGTGGAATTACAGCATCAGGTTCTTTACAACCAGGCACAGGTGCTAACAATGTAACTATAGACGGCGTGACTTCAACATGGACAGGAATAACAAGCAGACCAAACTTTACACAGACAACTCCAGGGGGAGCGTTTCAGTTCACAGAAACCTATTCGGGTCCTGGTTTAAGCAATCAAACAATAATTCAAAGAACCACAGAGGTAACAAGCGTAACAGATACTACAAGTATCTTCTCGCAATAGGACTTAATTTTTTATTACCAACTCAAGCACTTGCTGAAGTTGGGGGTGTTAGTGCTACAGCAGCTCCAGTAGCAAATAGCTCTGGCTCGGTGACCAACCAAGCCATTCAGGTCTTACAAGGACCCTACATTACAAACACCTATGGGGGTGGGATTCAGTGTCAAGGTCCAACCAGAAACTTCACACCATATGTAACTGGCAGTGCCTCTGCTACTAGACCATGGGAACCTTATTACGATGATCCAGTATATGACATGAGAGACATGGATGAAGATGGAGCACCAGATAATCCTGGTGATATTTTATATCGTGTTCCTGTAAGAACTGGACAGAAAGATAACTACAACCTAGGCGTTGGTTTCTCTATGACGTGGAGCACTCCAACTGACAAGAAGTTACAAGACCTATGCAAGCAAGCAGCAACCACACAGATTGAATTACAAAAACAACTCACTGCTAATAAGAGATTGGATTTTGAAATTGCCAGACTCAAGAATTGTGGAGAGTTACTCCAAAAAGGAATCATGTTCCACCCCAAGAGTCCTTATTACTCCGTGTGTGCTGATGTAGTGGTGATGAATAAGAACAAGATTGCTCCCCACAGACATACTATCCCTTCGGCTTCAGCACCTTCTTCAAAGCCCGAATCGCCTCTGTCCTCTCGCGCTGAAGATCTCGGCGCTCCGTTACGCTCAACACAGGGACAGACTTCCCCCTGATAGCAGCAATCTTTTTCATAACTTTCTTGACCGTTGGTTTGACAACCTTTAGTAGGATGTCTGCCAACGGTTTTGCCATAAGTGCTGATGCAGTAGCAACAACAGCAATAGTAGCAGTCGTAGTGACCACACCAGGAGCAGGAAGACCAGCAATAATCTGTTGAGGAATAGGCACTGCTTCTGTTATCTGAATACACTCATTGCCTACGAGTCTGTATTCAGTAACCTTCTTTCGGAAACCTTCTACATATGTCCCAACAGGTTCCTTTGCTTCCTGTGCTGGTGTGGGGCAATCTACCTTGGCAGTAGTAGGTGGTGCTGCCTGGGGTACTTCTACTTGTCCTGGTGGTTCTGGTTTCTCTGGTCTTCTTGTATCTACACCAGCAGGATAAGTAGGAACTATCTGTTCAGGTTCAAAGTTAATAGGATTAAATGATGGCATATTTCCATCACAATATGTCACCAAACCTCTCTGGTCATCTTCACCAACTGTGTTTGATTTGTTATTAGATTCGTGAGCTTCTACACATCCAGGAATATCAACAACAGGCACACCAATATTTACTGTCACTGGCGGCGCGGTAAACTGATAAACAACTGGTGGTTCGAAGATATTAACAGGAGGGATATCTAACTCACGAATTCCAACACCCACGGGTAGGACTTCCTTGATCTCCATCAGTCATCGTTGAATAAATTAGAAATCGCAGTGAATACTGAATGAAAAGCAACGTACAGAAAGAACTTTCCTTCCGCATCTCTATCTTTTTTTCTTCTCGTAGTAGTCATATCACATTCCAGGTAGCACACCACCAGTTGCTTTGGGTAGTTCAGGTGGTTTAGGCATAGAAGAATCAAGCATACCTGGGAGGGCATTGCTGACACCTTCTACAGCAGCTTTAGTAACTTTATCGATAGCACCTTCTACAAGGGCATCTTTTTGTGTATATAAATAAGCACCCCCACCGAGGACTGCCAGTGAGGTCAGTCCCGATAGGAGTGCGATGATGTTAATAATCTTTTGCATCTTTCTTTGGTTCAATAGCAGAGACAACCTCTGGTTCTTTCTTCGCTACTGCTTTGACATTATTACCACCACCTGCTTTAGCAGGAGACAGTCCAAAGGCAGCTAAAGATCCAGAGAACACGGATGCGATAAATGTGGGATCAAAATCAAGAATCTTTTGACCGTTGGGAAGTCTTACGTAACTGAACGTGAGGAGAGAAGCAGACCATATAAGTACAACAACTTTCACCAGATTACCAAGGACTTCACTTTTATCTTCATCGTGGTCTTGCTTCTCTACTGCTGGTTTTGAATCAGACATAATAGAGAGTCAAGGCATAGTTATTTATTCCTTGATGAATCCTTCTTTCTTCAACCACTCACGAGTAAGTGGTGTCAGTTCATAATCCGTCCACATTGTACCGCGAGCACAAGACTCAAGTGCTTCCATAGTCATATTTTCTGTGCGCCCAGCCCAACCTGCTTCTGCTTCCCAGGGCACAGCAGACTTGGGATAAGTGCGTTCTGCCATGGTGCGCCACAGCATAGGAACATCTTCCTCATTATGAATGATAGCAATCATACTATTTTTAATAGTACCTGCCATGCAATCTTGTGCAGCGTGCCACCCCTCATGTCTCATGACACTCATGAGAACACCAGGATCATCCATATATTTTTTATTAAGAAAGAAGTTATTACCTACAGTATGATACACACCACGGTGACCATGAGGAAAATACTTCTGATCGGCTAGAAACACCTTAACTCCGACCTGCTCAAGGGCAACGAGCATTCGGTTGAATTCAAGAGTAACTGAAGTAAACTCATCAGTATTATCATACTGACTAGAAACATCCAGAAGACTAAAGACTTGTTCGACTCCATCGGTACACTCGCGCAACAACATGCACCCCAAGGAATCCATAGTATTATAACCCTTTGTAGGTTTCGCTTCTACAGGCATTACAATCGCTACTGCAGCAAGTGCAGCAAATAATTTTTTGATCATAAATTCATCTCAATGAATAATTATTTATCTTCATTATACCAGAAGTCTTCCCAGTCTTCTTCGTTAGCTTCGTAGATAGGACATGGTTCTTCAAATAACACATCCATCTTCATGCGATGTGCCTTCTCTGCAAGTTTTTTTAAGTCTTCAGTATCTAAACTCATTTAAAATATCCAGTACCTTATTGAGTGTATAATGAGCCCCTTCGTGCCACTTATCACTCTTCTCATCATGACTATTATAGAGTTCGTGCTTTAACTGGTAAACCTTATGCTCTACGTCAATCTTTGTCAGTTGTGATCTAGGCATATACAAAAACAGGCATCGAACTATTTATCCGATGCTTCCTGATTGTCTTTGTTTCCAAACAAAGCAATGAAATATTCTGCGTCTACAACTACAAGTGGTTTCTTTCTATTCTTTTTCATGACAACGATGGGTTCATAGTCACCACAATTAGCACAAGCTTGTTCGTATGCATCCCATACATTGAGACGCTCTACGTTTTTACACTCAATACTATGAGGAAACTTCTGTCTGGCAGCACGAGCCATGATGAGATCTTCACCACCTGCGCCCATAGATCGAGACTCAATGTCCTCTGGATGGACATCAAGAATCTCGATCAACATTTCACGAACCCACTTCTGTAAGTTCCTGCCTTTTGCTTTAGCACTACTAGCCTTCATAACCACGGATCTGGTATTTGAACTTCATCGCTTGGAGAAACCAAGCATCCGTCAGACACTTGGGTCCGTGAAGTAGAACCTGTACCTGTTTCTCTGGTAGAGTTGGATCCTGTAGTGCTCTCTTTTTCCACTCTGGAAGTTCGTTTGTCATGCAACCACCTGTATATAAAGTTCATTCTTCCATCTCTTCTGGAGCAGGAATGTATTCACCCTTCAGTAACTTCATCCAATTGACACTATTGGGTGGAATGTCATTTGCCCAAAGGAATGCTTGGATAGTTTTAATAAACTCATCTTCATTCATCCTGTTCCACCAGTAAACTGGTTTCTGAACAGGATTTCTTTTCTCCATTTGAGCAAGATAATTACCAATCGCAGGATT